ATCAGCATGGTCGGCTTCTTCCAATCATAACGAGCTGTTAGAACTCGGTGAATGATCTCTAAACGCTTATCACGGTCATGCAAGCCGTATTCATCAACGATCAGCAAGTCGTACTGAGAAAAATCATAAATAATCGATGCTTCTGATTGATCTTTTGTGTCCTTGTCCCATGCATTCATCACACGCTGTGCAAGTTCTTCACTGGTGATGTATCGAACGTATAGGCCCTTTTTCAAAAGCGCTTTTGCTGTTGCACATCCCAAATGTGTTTTGCCTGTGCCAGTTGATCCCACCATGATGAAATTGGATTTCTTTCCCTCGATGAGCGATTGGGCGTATGTCATGCATTGGCTTAGCGTATCGGCTTGAGCTTGAGTGTTTGTGAGGTAGTTGGTGAAAGCTGATTCAGTATGGCGTTGTGGCAACATTGCCCCGCCTAAGTGTTTTGCGCGAACCATTTGATCAGCACGTGGCTGGTCAAGTTTTTGAATTTCCTTCACGTGTTCTACGGCGCACTGTGGGCAGATATGATTTTCACCCGCTTGTATTTTTTGCACCTGGTGGATCGAGCAAATGTGTTCAGTAACCTTGAAGCCGTTCGATAAATTTGCCATCGCATTCATCGTAAATCCTCCGGTATTTGGACAGTTCCATGGAATGGACGATCATCAGATTGAGGTTCATCTTTCCATGCGTCATTGACGTTTTTTGAGGAGTTGCCTGTTGTTCGGGGTTTTGATTGTTGTTTTTCAGATGTTGACAATGGCGTTTGCTGTCTACGCTCAACCCATTGCACAAGCTTGCCAAGGACTTGGTTCTTCACCATTTGGTTTTTGTGCCCATACTCGTCCTGTAGATCCTGCTGAAGCCTACTCAAATCCTCTTGAGTAATTTCTTTGAGTCCACGGAGCTTGATACGAGTATTCACAGTGTTCAGATCAAACGTAAAACGCTCATCGATTCCTGTTTTTGGCTCGGACGGATTTTGCTCGTGCGTAAGAGATATATTATTAATAGATGAAGGTGACGATGACGGGCATTCCTCAAGCACTGCACAAGCATTGCTTGTAGCATCCTCATGCATTGCTTGTGCATATGCATTAGCATTGCTTGGGATATGCTCATTTTGTGCTTGCGGATTGCTTCCTTCTTGATTCTGTTTATTCCAACGAGCATCAGCTGCCTTCTTTGCACGCTCAGATTTAGAAGATTTATTACTTTCAGCTTGTGCTTTCAAACCATCTAAATATGCTGATGACAGTTGGTCGTCATTAATCTCAAATAAGCTTGAATGAATCAGGATGTTTTTAAGCGCTTTAGCTTTTGCAATAGGCATACGGATAACACTGGCAATAACATTGTTATCGTCAGGAATTGCACCATTGCGCCAATAATCCATCATTAATAAAAATGACGCACCGATTTGCTCGGTGGTCATTCGAGTGGTTTTTGCAAGGATGTCGCCTATATAGATAGGCATCCAAATATCAACCTCTTGGTTGCTCATGCTACCCCTCTATATTTACTTTCGTGTTTAAAGTTGGCTTCAACTAATGCACGTGAGAGCTGAGGGCAAACTGAATTACCCACCATTCTTGTTTGCTCAGTCTTAGTCAGGCGAATTTCGGTATAATGCTCATCCAATCCTTTTTCAAAAATATAAGAATCAGGAAAACCTTGAGCTTTAAATAGTTCAACTGGTTGCAGCATGCGGAAGCCAATATCTACAATTTGATATTGTTGTTGGCCCACAGTTACTAAACCGAACCGGTCACGTGTTGGAATAGTGCGTAAGGGCTCCCCAATTGAATTACCGTCATTCTCATTGCCATAGAAGGCAGTTAGAAAAGCGCGTACTTCAGCAAACTGATTAACAGTGGTCATGGTGTGGATCGGTTCATTCAACTCCTGACCAATACAATTGTTTTTCATCTTAGATAAGTGACTAACAACAAGTGAATTGTGATCTTTTGCTGTAATTGTATGGACAGGTTCTTTTGCTGAGCTACCCACAACACCAGTGTAATTTTTGGCTAAAAAAGCTGAGATTAAAGCGTGATGTCCACCTTTAGTCTGTGCACAAATAGTCCGCAGCGGCTCATTAATTGGCATAGATCGTTTGTTAGATGCATTTGCACATTCTGTTAAAACTGGTGCCATGCCATTTATAATGAAAGGATCTGGATTATCAAAAACAAACTTCTTAAGACCACCCGCAATGCGCTCAAGTGTTGCCGTTGCAAGCGGGCGTGTACGTGTGAAGATACTTGGACATTCAATTGACCAATCTATGCATTCAGCAGCGGTACGCCATGGCTTCAATTTGCCTTTCTTCACCTGGGTAGATTCAGGATGACCATGGGTAGGCACAGGCCATTGAATAGGCAAGCCATCACGACGAGCAATCAAAAAGAAGCGTTTACGAATAGTCGGTGAACCGAAATCACATGCACGTAATTCACGGTAATCAACTTCATAACCTTGGTTCTTTAACGCATTCACAAAACTATTAAAAGTCCTTCCCTTTCGCACAGGGCAAGGCATTCCCTTTGAGTTGAGATGCCCCCAAGTTTTAAACTCTTCAACGTTCTCAAGCATGATTACTCGAGGGCGAACCTTTGCAGCCCAACGGAGTGCAACCCAAGCTAAACCGCGAATTTTCTTCTCTACTGGCTTTCCACCTTTTGCTTTAGAGAAATGCTTGCAGTCAGGTGAAAGCCAAACGAGTCCTACAGGTTGATTGCCAGTAACTTCAATCGGATCTATATCCCAAACGCTTTCGCAATAGTGCTTAGTTTCAGGATGATTCACTCGATGCATTGCAAGCGCTTTTGGATCATGGTTGATGGCAACATCCACAGGACGATTAAAAGCTTGTTCAAGGCCCGTGCTAGTACCGCCACCACCTGCAAAGTTGTCAATAATCAGTTCATGGGGTAGCAAGTCAAAATTCATGCCGCCCCCTTATCAACCACATGCATTTCTACACACTCAACTTTCTTAAGCGTCAGATACACACTAAATAGCTTCCCTGCCGAATATTGGGTGACTCGAACGTCTGTACACTCCACTAAGTGACGATGCTCACCGTAATGCACACGGCTACCTGCACGGTCTAAAGTTTTGCGGTACCAGTCCTTTGGTAATGGATCGCATGAGAAGTGCTTTGCATACTTCTCAGGGCCACATTGAATAGTGCAAAGCGGTTCAGCCACCCATAGGACTTGATTAAGGAATTTCTTGATAGCAAGTTTGTGTTTGCTCACACCTTCTTGAATGCGCATGTTCACGCAGATTTGACATGTGTCGTTATCACGAATCTTTTTGGCTTGGTTGCGGTCTACAATGAGTTTATTTTTCATGACTCACCGCCTTT